GCTAACCACTTTACATAGTAGATCGCGCTCAATCCTGTCCAAGAACCTATAGGAGTTAACATAATTAATTCATGGTCTGGGGAGGTACTACGACGGTCAACCAAATAACTGGCAACTTTGGTAGTTATACCAAATTGAGTTTGCACAGCAATCAGATGATCAGTACTGTAGTTCCACACGTGGTGCTTGTAAATTGCGCCACCAGTCACGTTGTAGTTCAACTGATTAGTTGAATCAAAAGTGTAGCTGTAATTCTGCGTGACTTTACTAACTTGGTCAGGTTGTACGGTATACAGTATGGTTGGATGTACATTTTCACATAAGAAAGAGGGCATATCTATGTACTGGTCAACATCCACCATGGCAACAAGAGGTGCTTCTGGGAACTCTATAGGTTCAGGCTTAGTAGTTAGATCCTTTGTCCAGTAAAAGGTTCTACTTCCCAGTCGACCATTACGCTCATCAGCCCGCAATTTCTGCACAAAGTAGGCTGTGCGCCCAGTCAAATTTGCTAGGCGATCAATGAATTTTGATGCAGCAGAGCGGTCTGCGGCAGCATATCCATGCGTATGGTCGGGATCAGCTTTGAAAGTGGGCATCGTAATGTCATTGAAATTCGTCCGAATGGTTTCAGGTTTCAACAAAGGATGGCACTTTGTTTCATTTATATACCGCGATCTCTCGAAATCATCAAGAGCATCTAGACCTTTGGGTCTCTTTTTGCAGCAACATCTTTTAATGAGCTTGAACAATGCTACAAAACTTGCCACTGATCCAAGAAAGAAAAGTAAAAGAGGCAAGTTGGCGGTTTCCCGACGAAGGACCTTGGGTTTGGTTTTGTCTTTCGTGGGTTCCTCGCGCTGGTTGTGACGTGGTTTATAAGGAGGTGTCCACGCGTGAGGATGGTCGGTCTCGATTGGCTCGGCCGACAGTCGCGTTGGTTCTTCCAACGGACATCGCAGTAGTGTACTCACAACTGCGAACGGAAACTCCACAGGTGGTACTGCCACACGGGAGTCAGCCCGACAGAATGGTTGAGGTTCTGCCGGGGAAACCGGCGAACTCTTGACAGTAGTCCTTCTACCGTTCAAAGAGATAGGCCGGGGCGGCTCGGGACAGGATGCCCAAGAAGGGCAGTCCTGTCCATAATACTCTCCACAATTAACAGCGAGAAAGTAGCTGACAAGTATGAGGAGCATAAGAAAGCAAGAGTTTGGAC